ACAAACACTTCATATTCTCCTGTGATACCTTGAGTTTTAAGTCTAGCAATTCTTCCGCGAAGTTCTTTTTCTTTCATTCTTCAATTCCTTTACCATGTTGATGTTTGTTTAAAAGATCGAAAATAGCTTCTAGTTTCGCTTTGGCTGATTCTGTAACTACGTAGGTAGATTCATCAAATTTTTCAATAAAGCCACATTTGGTCCAATAGTTAACTCTCTTATAGAGATTGTTAAGGTCATCGTCAGGAAGAACTTTAAGATGTTTAATGGAGAAACATTCTACGTTACGAAAGCAATAGAGACGGATAAACGCCTGTAGACCAATGTCGTAAATGTTATGAGATGGCTCCTTTTTGATCTTTTTATCTGGTCTAGGAATAAATTGTTTAGGAAGAGGATTAGCTAGTCGCTCAGCCTCGCGTCGCTTCATCGCTTGTTTTATATCTTCTAGCGATACTTCTTTCATTGACATAGAGTTTTTAAATGCTTAGTTATACTGGAAGGAGTGAATTTTTCTTTCTCTAAATACCTTAATATTTTATTATATTATTATATATATAAGTATAATAAAAAACATATCTAGTTGATTTGAAGGCACAAAGATTAAAATAAAGAGCAACAAATTTACTCCTTATAATCAAGAGCTAACCAAAAAAGTATTGCTACAAAGAATAGAATAATCATAGTGTTAAATAAGTTGAATGTTAATTGAATTGCCCACGTCCTTTTCTGAAGCATTTTTTATGCCATTCTTTTTAATTATTCAGGAAAAGGCACATCTTGTTGGAGATCACCAAACTTGCTTATTCCTCTTTGAGACATATATAGTCCCTTGTGGAATCCGCTTATTCCTTTCTTGCTAGCTCTCTTTGAAATCTGCTCAAATTGTGGTGCTTTCTTGTTCGCATCCCAGAACTTCATTAGACGAGCATTTTCTCTTCTTGTCTGTTCATGTTTAGAGACTGGAATGTTAATATTCTGGGATTCTCTAAAACATGGAGTGCACAATCCTTTATGTTGTGCATGATTATCACACTTTTTATTAGCGCATTTTATGTATGGCATTGAATCTCCTTATTCAAACATGAATGTTTCATATCTGAAAGAGAGATTCGCTCAGGATTACTTTATTTTCCTTTCATCCTTTGCAATTCTCTTGGTATTTATTCTAGGTTGCTATCCTAATCTCTTATGTGCGATACTCCTAATTATAAGGGATAATCGCTTGAGGCATTTCCTTTGCACTAGATTTGATACTCTTGTGGGCTATCTTTTCTATTAGCTTGTGCGGAATATGTTAAGCTCTTTTTATAGGTTTATCTCTCGTTCTTTAGAGTCTAAAGTCAGATTGATAAGATTTCAAATAACGGACTGAAAAAGGAGTGTGTAGAGACAGGGTATCTCTACACACTGGCGGGTTACTTGGTTTCCCAAGTTTGTTCCGATGCCCACACTTTGCACTCGCTGAGATAATCCTGCAACCTGTCAGACAGGGTGTCCAGATTGATCTCGTACGATTTCAACAGTTTTTCCTTTTGATAAAGGTCGCTAATGGTTTGCACCACGCGATAAACTGCCATGCTATTGTGCATGATGAGCTTGTCATGAAAAGCGCCGGACATTTTGGCCAAACCAGCTTTTGTGGCTTTGCCAACTGCGGTTTTGATGTTGTCATCATTCCGCATCGCGCTGCCAAGCTGACTGCCGTAGTCCATTGATACCTTGTGGGCAATCTGCTTATCGAATCCCGCATAACACAAATCGCGGAAAACGACACGTTGAAAACCCGACAATGCACCAGCAAACCAGCCAACTTTGACGGCTGCTTTCACAACTTCTGCGGTTGTAGTATTTGACATAACTTTACTCCTAATATCCCCCGATGCCAGTATCTTGCTCAGACAAGCGAGTCTGATTATAACAAGGCACACTACGGCACAAGGGAAATCATCCCTAAACTACAACCCATTTCACGATTAGGCAATCCAGTGGAAAGCCACCTCGCGCAACCCGCATTTCAAAGAACTAACTCCTATATAGCACCAGGGATGCCAAGCTGTAACATGTTGGTAATCAACGATATACTTTCAGGAATATATCGGGAATCGTGCATTTGCAATACATTTGAGTGACAGATGCGAGTGAGCAAACACTTACTAAGTTACAAGTCCTTCATTACCAAGGCTTTACAGAAGAGAAATCAATTTGACCTTTTAGTCAACAACGTAACTCCTTAATGAACAACGACTTACAGAGATTTCAGTCATTTCTGTCGTGTCCGAAATGACCGAAATTGGGGCCCCTGATTATCTCATAAATTTTATAAAACAAAATGACCCTCCAATATAATTAGAACCAAATACTAAACTCTTTCAATATTTTGGCATAGAAATTGCTCTAGTAAAACATGAAAATGTTTGATTTATCAGAGAAACTTTCGGAAGCTGCTTTAGAAATATTAAAGCGTGCTAAACTAAATCAACTTCTATCAGACGAAGAAACTAAAGTAGCGCCAACCATAAAAGAAAATTAAGCGGTTCCTATTTAAATAAACAAATGAATCCGCTTCCTGAAATGTTAAACGTCCAGATCAAAGAGCTATACGACAAATCTGATATGCAACCAGATCAGATTGCTGAGGCTCTTTCTGTTGACGAACATTCTGTTAAAATGGTTCTAATGGGTTCCTCAGTTAAATTCAGAAACGAAGTTAAGAAAAATCCTTCTCTTTTCACACAAGATGAATTTGAGATGGCAAAGCAGAGAATTACTTCTCTTGTGTTTGCTGAAAACGAAAACGTAGCATTCCGCGCGGCTAAATTTGTCATAAACGAGAACAAAGGACGACATGATCTTCAACATGTAAAGAATCTAAATGTCAATGTTACCTTACTAAATGACCAGCTTGTGAATATGAAAAAGGCCATTGAGAAAGGGAAATCTAAAGTAATAGATATTCCTGCTGAGATTGAACATTTAGCTGACTAAACCGCTCATCGGGACGAGCGGAGCGAGAGATGAGGCTATTATTAGACACAATAAGAACACCCTTCGGAATAATACTTTTTGAAAGGCAGGTGATGAAAAATCAATGGCCTACTAATTATATTGTTACAAACATACCTGGGCCTTATCAATTACTAATTCGATACCTAAAGAACAAAAGTTCGTAACCTAGAGAATAATCTGTGGTTTGTTGAATTAGAAAATTATGGATACAGAAACAATAGATAGACTCTTTCTAGAACTCTCTCAGTTCACAAAAGCGACCACTAAGAAAGAGCTAGATTTAATCGAAGAGAATGAGAAACTAAAGAAAAGAATTGATAATTTAGTTCAAGAATTAAATCTACTTCGTGAGAGAGAACTGATTGGTAAATAAGCTACCAAACTCCCCGCGCTACCATTTAACTCATTCGCTATATGTCACTAAAGCCTTATCCTTCTCAAGTCCCAGTAAAAGAAAAGAGCGCGGTATATGATAGCAGGCAAGATACAATAGATCATATAAATAGAGTATCTGAACTCTTAGAGCTTTGTCGCGTAAATCTAATGAACAGAGCCTGGATTCACGACAAGTCAAAGCTAGAATCTCCAGAGAAAGAAGGATTCGATGCTTGTGTTCCTAAACTAAAGAACCTAACTTATGGATCTCCAGAATATCTTGCTTGTCTAAAGGAAATGCAGCCTACTTTAGAACATCATTATGCTTGCAATTCCCACCATCCAGAATATTGGAAAAATGGAATAGAAGATATGTCTCTCTTTGATATTCTAGAGATGCTTATGGATTGGAAAGCTGCTACAGAAAGAATGGCTAATGGTGGAGATATTTGGAAATCTATCTCCTTTAATCAAGGTCGATTTGCTATGCAATCTCAACTTATGAGAATTTTACAGAATACAGCCAAAGAGATGAAATGGGAAAAGAAAGAAGATGAAATACCTAAAACTACTACTTAGTTTAGCCGCACTAACTTTAAATGTTTCTGCGGCAGAATTTCAAATTTCTTGGAATAGTTCTCCTACTCCAGGAGTAACAAACTATGTTCTCTATTTTAGCACCAACGTATTAAATAATGTTACAAGGACAAACAGTTCAACTATTAGACTAAATGCTGGAACAAATCTTACTGGCTTTGTTTCAGGAATAATCCCGGATCAATGGCAATTTGGTGTAACTGCTATGAAAGATGGAATAGAATCTGATCTATCAAATCTACTCTTAGTGGAAGTTCCTGAGCCGCCTAAGAATCTAAGAATCATAGCCCTTCAATTTTCTGGAACCCTAAGCAATTTTTACGATGTTGGATTTTTTAAATTACGAATACCTTGATTCCTACTAATAGCGACAAAGGTTATTGGTTTGTTAGATGATTCCTGTAACCTCGCGGTGACTTAGTAGGAATCATTAATTTCTACCAGTTTGACAAGTTGAATTCTCATACACATAGATTATAATGTTAGGTTGGTTTTACTCCGTTACTCGTTGCTCCAATCTAGTATTATATATCTTAAATCAACCCGTCTAGTTGTTCTAGACTTAGAACTGGTAGATACTTTCGCTCGAGAACTTACTTAAATACTTGTATAATCCGCACACTCCATGTAAAGTTATTATGAAAACACTAGATAATACTTCAGTAGAAGATGTTAAGAAAAATGTTTCAGACGTAAAGATTGTTGGAAATGGAGATAGCTTTAGACTTCTTTGTAAAGCTTCTTCTAAAGAACAAGGTTGGATGAAGTCCTGTAAGGCATACGAAATAGATGGTGTTGGTTGTATTGTTCAAGTAACTACACAGCAAGGTGACAATATTGC